GTGCCTTACAAAATCTAAATTGCAACATTCCCGCTCTCATGCCCGCAACCCCCAGGAACTTTGATGCCCCGTAAGTCCGCAGCCGCACTATCCGTCGTCGCAGCGACCAAGATCGACGGTCGCCCTAAAGCCCCGGACGACATCACGGACGAGCAGAAGGTTGTTTGGGATAGTGTCACTGCATCCGAACCGGCCGACTTCTTTAAGACCTCGGCGGTTCGTGAACTGCTGAAAGATTACTGCCGCCATGTGGTCACTGCCCTGGTATTGACCCGCCGGATCGAGCTGCAGATGGACCGGGAAGCCCTCGAGGCCACTGGCACTAAGGCCCTGTCGATGCGGGAAATGGATTGCCTGCTGAAGATGCGGGACAGAGAAACGAAAGCGGTTGGGGATAAGGCCACGAAGCTTCGCCTCACGAACCAGAGCCGATACAATACCAGGGCCGCAGCGAACGCCGGCGCCAAGGTAAACAAAGAGAGTAAGCCTTGGGACGCGTAGCCAAACCCAAATCCCGGGCCACTCGCAACATCGAATGGATCGAGAAGTACTGCAAAGTCCCGGAAGGCAAGGACGTCGGGAAGCCGTTGAAGCTTCGCCCTTGGCAGAAGCGGGACATCATCAAGATTTACGACAACCCCGCCGGGACCAGGACGGCGATCATTTCGTTCGCCAAGAAGAACGGGAAGACCGCACTCGCAGCTTGTTTGTTGCTGCTCCACCTGGTCGGCCCGGAGGCCGTTGCCAATACCCAGCTGCCAAGCACCGCCCAATCCCGGGACCAGGCCGCTGTCTTGTTCAGCCTGGCGGCTAAGATCGTCCGGCAGTCCCCGGATCTAGACGCCAATCTCACGATCCGAGACTCGGCAAAGCAGATCTTCTGCCCGGATCTGGGGACCATTTACAAGGCTCTTTCCTCGGAGACTTCGACCGCTCACGGGCAGTCTCCGATCTTCGCAGTCCATGACGAGCTCGGCCAGGTCCGTGGTCCGACCTCGGAATTGTACAACGCGATCGAGAATGCGATGGGAGCTCATGAAGCTCCCATGTCAGTTATCATCTCGACCCAGGCGCCGACCGATGGCGACCTGCTGTCGATCCTGATTGATGATGCCATTACCGGCCGAGATCCTTCGGTCGTCCTTAGTCTCTACACCGCGGACGAAACCCTCGACCCCTTCTCGGAGGAAGCTTTGAAGCAGGCGAACCCTGCTCTCGGGGACTTCCTGAACCCGAAAGAGATCAGGAAACAGGCGGAGAACGCCAAGGCGCTGCCATCCCAGGAAGCGCTTTACCGGAACTATACCCTCAACCAGCGGGTGGATCGCAACACTCCGTTCATCAGCAAGAGCCTTTGGGAGGCGAATGCCGAGGCAGTTACAAAGGACTGGGGCCAGGCAGAAGTCTATGCCGGCCTCGATCTTAGCTCGGTCTCTGACCTTACGGCCTTCGTTCCTATCGCCAACATCGACGGTGTATGGGAGACCAAGCCAACGTTCTGGCTCCCGGAGTTTGGGCTGAAAGAGAAATCCCGGGCCGATCGTACGCCCTGGGACACCTGGTCCAACCAGGGCTTCATCGAGACAACGGCCAGTCGGTCGATCGAATACCAGTTTGTCGCGGCCTGGTTATGGGACTTCTACCAGGCTCATAATGTCCGTAAGATCGCCTTCGATCGCTGGGGCATGAAGTACTTGACGCCCTGGTTGATCAAGGCGGGCTTCACCGAGGAGCAGATCGAGGATACGTTCCTTGAATTCGGCCAGGGTTTCCAGTCAATGTCCCCGGCTTTGCGGGACACTGAGTCAGTTATTTTGAACCACAACCTCCGTCATGGGGGTCATCCAGTCCTTTCTTTATGCGCAGCCAATGCCGTGGTCTCAGTCGACCCAGCGGGCGGACGCAAATTGAACAAAGCGAAATCGGCAGGGAAGATCGACGGTATGGTTGCTCTGACTATGGCCTTTGGGGTCGCGCCGCTGGATGTCCCGGAAGGGAATATAGACGATTGGCTAGCGAGCTTGGCCGCATGAATTTGCTGCAGAAGACAATCTCCGTCCTGGGAATGGACGGATGGTTTGTCGCCAGTCGTCATGACGGCACGAACTTCCGGACTAACCAGGTCACGCTGGCCCAGTACGAGGACGCTGGGGCTGGCGGAACCGCGGCAGTCCTTTGCCTCTCCGCGGCGTGGGCCTGCGTCAATTTGCTGGCCGGGACGATCGCTTCGCTTCCCTTGGTGGTCTACCGAACGGTGAACGGCAAGCGTGAAGTGGCGTATGATCACCCG